CTCATTACGAATTAAATGATTAGCAGCAAAAATTAAAGTATCTAAACCCTCTACAAAATCGCAAACGTGTATATTTGTTACTGAATTAAAATTTTCTGAAATATTCATAATATTGATTTTTTAATTGTTAATTAATTATTGTTTGTAATTTATCACAAATATAAGGTAAGTTTATTTAATATACAAATATTTACAAAGATTTTAAAATAAATATCAAACCGTACCGCTTCTAATCCGATTTGGTGGCTTAATCTCAAAGTACATTCGCATCGTCAACATATCTAAAAAATCGGGGGAACGTCCTAAATGCTGTTTTAAATCTTTTTTCGGTACTGTTCTTAGTTTTCCGTCCTCATCTGTTTTATAACTTTTCAATTGTTCCAATTCCTCAATTATTAATCGTTTTGTTTCCTCATTAATATTTGCACTTATATAAATTTTTCTATCATTTATATATTGTGCTAATTTATACTGACATTGAGTTTTTAAGTTTTGATATTGATTAATTTCTTTTTTACGCTTTTTAATTGGTTTACCGTTATTGATAAATGCTTTTGCACCTTTTAGAAAACCGCTTATATAATTACCTACTCCATCACTATCATAAACTATACGGCTGTTTGGTGTATTTGTATCGTTTTTAAGACTTGTAATATTATCAATTACTTGTTTACCGTCTGTCTTATTATAATCGTTAATAACGTTTAATATTAAGCCTTTCCACGCTCCGATTACAAACTTGTCACTACCTTGCATCGCTATATCCGTACTAATATATGTTTTGCCTTTTTTGACGTGCGTATTATTGAATAAATCTAATATTGCATCATATTCAATTAGTGAGTTCGGATTATTATCATACTCCCAATTTCCGTATAATAAACGTTGTTTTGATACTTCATCTAATCCCTGTAAAGTTTCTGTATATGATTTTGGTAAATTAGGATTATCAGACGGTAACGCTTGAATAAATTGTTTAGACTTAGATAGCTGTTTATCTTTTTTCTTTTTATAAAATTCTGAATAAGACCATGTTTTCGACGGATTGCAAGTGCCTAAAATTTTTGGTATTAAACCGCTTGTAATTTCGCCTTTTTCATTTCTCCATTTTATAGATATTCCATTTTCATCTACTTCAATAACTTGCATCTTATCAGTACGATTTCCATCTATATCAAAATCTTTTAATTTGTACCTGCATCGTGACGTTACTATTTGCCATGCTTTATAAACCACTTGACTACATTCATCTATAAACGCTCCTGTAATTTCTAAACTACCTAAACTATCGAAATTAGGGTCTGACGGATAATAGAACAAATCTTTTAAAATTATCTCACTTCCATTATTCCAAAGTATCACATTTTTTTGAGCATTGAATGTAAATTGATTTGATAGATTTAATTTAGTAGCTAAATCAAAGAATGTGTTTAATGTAGTTTCTTTTAATGATTTGAGTTTTGACCGTCCCATTAACCAACGTGAACCCTCATATCTTTGACAGTTTTCTATAAGCCAAAGACAACCTAAAACGCTTTTTCCACCACCTGCAAAAGTTTGTCCCCTACCTTGTTAGATAAGGGACAAATAAGCAGCACCACCGTATAAAACTTCTTTGGTGGTGTTGTCTTTTAAATAAAATATAGCGTTTTGCTGTTTTTCTAATAATTGCATTTATTCAGTTGGTTTTTTGCCTTTGCCTAAATCTATTATATTAATTTCAAAATCTTTGCCGTCCTTACCGGTAATCTCTTGACGTTGTAAAGCTCTACCTATTACCTGTTCAATTATATCTTTACCTTTTTTATAATCACCGTCTATATAAGCATCTCTTAAAGCGGTTGCAACGATTCCCATGATAATAGGTTTTGTTCTATCCTGTGCTACTTCTTTAAGTTCGTCAATACTATAAAATAACATTTCAGTGAATGAAGTTACTACGTCATCTTTGCTATATCCTTTGTCTTTGAGTATAGTGTATATTTTCTTTTTACGACCGCCTTTAGTAGGGTCTTGACCGTTTCCGAATTGTGTATTAACACCGTCTTTATATATATCTTTCCTTGCCATTGTAACCGTTTTCTAACCGTTTAAATAATTATCTAACACTTACTATTATAAATCTATTTTCGTTGATTATATGAGTTTAGATACCTACAAAAGCCTTTAACGGATAAAATACTAAACTATTCCTATATCCATCTTTTTTTGTCGGTGTAATCGGTGTCACTCCGTGCATATTTCGCCATGCAGGATAAACTAAAATTGAACCATCTTTTTGACCGATAGTAGCGTTATAATCGGGAATATGTAAATCACCACCGTAAGCATCTTTTTTTTTGCAAATTATTACATTTACAGTTCCTTTTATATTTCCGTTATCTTGGTGAAATGGTGCTGATATATTATAATTAGAAATTGAACTTGTAAACATATTCCCAAACTTCCATTTTTTGTCAATGTCTTTAAATAATTCGATTTGTTGGTTATATTGTTTTGGCAATATCTCTTTAATTAGTTTTTCACTTTCTAAAGCGAGTAACATCATTGCCTTAATAAATGTTTGTGCTGATTCTACTAAATGGACACTTGACGAATTAGGATACGGTCTTTTAAATTGTGCTTTAGGTGCAATACTTCCTATTATTGTTGAAAATTGGTCAACTCTTTGTTTTCCTTTTGAGTTTAATTTCAGTTTTTCATAAGCATCTTTAGTTGCTACTGTTGCTCTTGACATATTAGATTTCGGAACTTTTGGACTTCTAAATTCTTTGTTAGCTATATTTACTAATTGTTGCATCTTTTTAGGCATAGATGACATATAAAACCCAATAGGCTCACCATCAGCATAAAATATACAATCATCTATAATATTAGGTTTTATATATTCACACTTTTGACCTGTTTTTCTATTGTGCTCTACCTCTATTAAATCAATTCTTTTCATAGCAAAATACATTTGTACATGCAGGAAACCACGACTTTTGCCAAACATTATAATCTCTTGTTTTAAACTTTGCCGTATTTCCTACATTAGAAACTTTATAGTTTTTATCTAATTTTTCTATTATTTTCCAAAATCTTGGTAATGACGGATCTATATCAAAACTCCATTCAAAAACCATTTTTTTAAATTTACGTTTTGTATTTTCTAAAATTGGCATTTCCGCACCCTCTATATCTATCTTAATACAAACACCATCATTCAACTCTTTATCAAAATTAACACAATCAACTATTAATCCTGTGCCGTTCCAATTTTTATATAAAGAGTTTCGCCAAACATTCCCATTATTACCGACGTATAGATTAGCTCTTTTTGTGTCATCATGTACCAAAGCGACATTTTTAACAATAGCCGTAAAATTATTTAACTTTAAATTTTTTTCAATCATTTTGCAATTGTAAGGGTCGGGTTCATATACTATCACATTCGCACCTAAACTACACGCTAATAAAGCAAATGCACCAACATTACCACCGCAATCAATCCACGTTTCACCGCTTTCTATTTTCATGCCTTTTTTCTGATAAACATCATTACCTATAACCTCATTAAAAGTTTTTAAATCACTTGTATTTTCTCTATAAAAAAAATTAATACCTTTTATAGTTTTTTGTTTCATAATTTATCTTTTTCGCTTTGTAAAAAATTTAAAATCATTTTACCTACATTTCCTTGTTCCCTCCAAAACTTTACAAGTTCGTACGCGGGTTCGTAATCATCTAAATCAAATTCAATTTGAATAGCTTTTTTTACATTATTGGTCATGTTAGACATTAGACCGTCTAAATCATTTTCATTGTCTAAAATGCTGTAATCCACTTCAGGCTCTTCATCAATCTTCCAATCTACGATACCCCAATCATATGTATCTATTTCCCATTCATTAGCCAAAATATCAAAATCCCATTCACCGTCATTTACGTTATCAATAAGTACAAAAGCCTGTTTTTCATCTTCGCTTAGTTCGTTTGTATCTTGTATCCATTCGTTTGATATTTCTTTTGAGTTTTGTAATTCTGTAAAAATAGCTAATGAATTATTCAGCATCATTTCATTATCAATACCTAATTTATCCTGTGCCGTTTTTATCTCTTTTGCGAGGTCTTTATTTTTAATCTTACTACTAATATGATTTAATGTTAATAATCGCATATTACCACCTAAAACCGTATTGTATTGACTACTATCATAAGTTATCCTACGCTTTGACAATAAATTAGGATAAACAAGTATTTTATTCAATAGCTTTTTAAACCTTGCATCTTTTAAAATTCTCGGATTGTTTTTGTTGGTCTTTAAATCTTTTAACTTCATATAAAGCTATTTTGTTACGTTTTAACGATTATTGATAATTTGATATACAAATATATGAAAAAACTATCAAAGTTATTTAAAACGTTTTATTTGTACGTATAAACTAAAAAAGCATCAACAAATCAATGTTGATGCTTAAATACAAACTAAATAAATATTTTAAAACGGTAAATTATCGTTTCCATTCTCATTCATTGGATAATCTTCGTTAGGGTCTTTTTCCTGTTCCTGTGGTTGTGGTTCGTTTTTTACTGAGGATATTCTCCAACAATTCAGATTTGTGAAATAGATTGTTTCATTGTTTTTTTCATACGGCTTACCTTGTATGTTAAAATGCACTGTAACCTCTTGCCCTACTTTGTATTTGTCTAATAAATCGCAGCGGTCATTTGTTAGTTGAAACTTGACAAACTGCGAATAATTTCCATCTTCTGTTTCTAAGACAAAATCACTTTTTTTAAATTTAGGCGAGTATTGTTTTTCTTTTCCAATGTGGTGGATAACTCCTTTAATTTCAAAATTCATAATTGATTTTTTGATTGATTGATTAAATATTTATTATTTGTTCGAATGAATTACTCATTTTTTTATTTTGATTTATATACTGCTAAATGCTTATTAAAAACATCTAACAGTATATGAATATTATATCAATTAAATAGCCATTTTAACCTGTTTGCCAAATCTATATTTAACATCTTTCATATTTTTTATAGCTTGTTTGTAATACGATGTTTTAAGTTCTATTCCGATAGCTTTTCGACCTAAACTAACTGAACTATAAACCTCGCTACCTACACCCATAAAAGGCGTTAAAACGACCTCATTCTCATTAGTGTATAAATACACTAATCTATCAATTACATCGAGTTGTAAAGGGTGTACGTGCTTTTCGTCATCGTCTTCTCTACCCTCTTTGTATTTTAATACGTTATCTATTCTAATGTCGTCCCATATTGAAGATGCGTATCGTTGCCAAATGTAATGCGATAATTTATTAGTTTTTGGGTCTGTCCAATTTTGATATTTTTCTTTTAGGTTTTCCCACATTTGAGACTTTGTGTACGATGTTTCGTTTTTTCTATTATATGCTTGTAACATATTATCTAAAACAGGGACAGCACCAAAATAATACCGTAAGCCCTCATCATGTGTAACAGGTGTTTTATTTTCACCAACTTTTTTAAAAATCAACACATAATCGGGCATAGCTGTAAAACATTTAGTGGAATCCTCAACTATAAACTTGTGCATTAAAGATTGAACCATAGTTCTCATTCTAACTTTTAAAGGTTCTTTCCATACTGTTATTTTATTGCGATAATGGAATCCATACTTTTGATGTATTTTAATAATTTCATGAGGAAAATCCCACAACAACCCTGTTTTATTATTTAATATATCTGTACAATGTACAGCCGTAATACGACCGCTTTTAGTAACTCTCGCTTTTTCTTTTACTAACATTTCATATTGATATAAAAATTCGCTTTGAGTAGCATTTGAAAAATCTCTATCGTTTGACGAATAATTGTAAAGCCCTGCAAACGGTGGACTATATACGCTAAAATCTACACTTTCATCGGGTAAGTCTTTAATGACATTCATACAATCATCATTATAAATAGCGTAGTCGTCTTTAATTAAATTACTCATTTTTTTAAAATTTAGTTTGTTAAATAAAATTAGGTAAATCTACCTTATTGTGTTCTACTTTCTTTGTCGTGTCTTTGTATGTTGAATTAATAGCTGAATTTAAACTATTAAATAACTTGTCAGCTTTTTTCTGTTTAACTTCCAATGATTTCACTACTCTTTTCATTCCATCACTGTAAACCAAATCGCATACTACCTCTTTTTTTTGTCCAAACCTCCAAAAACGTCTAATAGCTTGATAGTATTGTTCATAACTAAAAGTAGGGAAAAATACAGTATGGTTACAATGTTGCCAATTTAAACCGAATGAAGTCATTTTAGCTTTTGTAATTAGCTTTTTAATATTACCATTTCCAAAATTTAACAAAATATCTTCTTTTTCGTCTAACGGCATATTACCTTTTAATTGTATAGCATCTTTATCTAATTTAGATAACAAATCACCCTCTTTATTAAGATTACACCAATATACAGATGTGTCGTAATTCGATGCTAAATCTACCGCTTTTTCACATAATTCATTGATAGAAGTTCTACGCTCTGATGCTATCTCTTTTCGTGTTTTTTTGATTTTATTAAATAACAATATTTGACCGCTCTCCTCTACCATATTTTTAGTGTTTTTAATTACATTATGATTTGTAATTAGTTTTGGCAACTCAAAACCTCTATCACTAAATCCTAAGTCAGACGGCTTACGCATTGATATAGACCAACTCGATACCCACTCAAAAAACGCTTTTTCTGCATGACCTTTCAATCTCCATTTAGTTCCTATTGATTGAGGTGATATAGTATCCTCGTTGTTTTTAAAAAACTTAGTCAACATATCAGTATAGCCTAAAAACCCTAACGCCTCGCTACTTGTACCTAATTCTATAAAATCATTCGGTGACGGTGTAGCGGTAAATAAAAAACGATACTTAACTTTTTTTAGAAAGTGTGTAACCTTTTGACGTGTCGCACCTTTATCATTTTTTAAAATAGAACTCTCATCTAAAATAACACAATCAAAATCATGAGGGTCGAAGTATTGCAACCGTTCAAAATTACATACGACTACCTTTTTAGTAAACTTACCTTGTTTACTATATTCAATATCTGTTATTCCAAATTTATCGTTTTCTTTAATAAACTGAAAAGCGACCGCTAAAGGTGTAATTATTAAAACATTTTTATTAGTGTGTTTAACAAAGTTTTGAGCTACTACCAACTCCATTAAAGTCTTACCTAATCCTGTATCTACAAAAGCCGCTGAACGACCTCTATTTATTACATTTTTAATGATGTGCTTTTGGAAATTAAAAGCAAACGACGGCATATAATTGACTTCTATTCCGCTGTTAATACTCGAATGCCGTTTAGATTCGATGTATTTTAAATATTCTCGATAGTTTGCATTCATTATTTTTATATTTAGTTTGTTAATAACTTGATGCAAATATATAATAAAACATTTAGAATTAAAAATATTTACAAATAATAAATAATATTTAATCAATATTTATTTAAAAAGTACCATTTTCAAAGTAAGATTCAATCACATTTTTAAACTCCTCAAATGTCTTAGGGACAACGTATGCAAAGCCTTGACTTATTACTTGTTCCTCAAATTCTTTTTGCTCTTTAGTTTGTTTACTATGCTTTGCCGTTGTTTTCATCTCGATACACATTCCACTAAACTCACCACTTGCAACCAATAGAATTAAATCTGATACGCCTTTAGTCGCTCCCTCTGATTTTAAGTAGTTCCACTGCCTTATTCGCTGAATCTTATTTCCTGCTAACATTGCACCGTTCGGAACTGCAAAAAGTAACATTGATAATTTTCTATATCTAAGTCTAAACCACTTTACACATTGTACTTGTAATTGATGTTCAGACTGTTTAAATTTTTGCTTTGTCATATCATTTTACTTTAAATAAAAAATGCTTACCTACATAAGTAAGTAAGCATATATATCTAACCAAATTTCAAATTATGAAAATAACACTAATTTTTAAAAATACTATCAATTGATATAACGCTAACTTTTACGTTATCAACTATGTAAAATTTTCTTTTTCGAGTGAATAAAGCCGTATAAATTGTTTGATAACGACCTTCAAATCTTTTATTATCTAAATTAAACGCTTTTCGTACTCCGTCACGTAATTTCGGGTTGATAATTTTACGACCATCTAAGGTTTCAAATAAATACGCCCGCTCATGCGTTGGTGCATTTAATAAAACTTCGTGACTATCGAGTTCAAAAGTATCTGTATCTATATTTGTTGTTGTGTTTTCGTTTATCATGCTGTAAAATTACAAATTATAATTTATAATTACAAATTATTTATTTGAACTAAGACCGTATAGGAACAATGAATGAAAAAAAGGCGTATTTAATCCTTGTTTATTTATTAAGTTGTTACGTTGTATATGTTCGTAAATAGCGAACGCTCCGTAAAAATCTGTATATCTTGAATGTCGTTCTTGTTGTTCTGCATCTACTTTTTGAATATTGACAGGGTGTAAAGATTTAAACGCTCGTTTGTATAACGGTTCTTGTAGTTTATCCTCAAACGTTTTAAAATACGCTTCAAAATCAATAGCATTTTTAACGCTTATCTCATTAAGTTCCTGTACTCTACTTTCTACATCATTAAACGCTTTACCTAAATTCGTAGTAAGCATTTCTATTTTTCCATCTATTACTTTTTTTGACAAGGTAGCTATCAAATACAACTTCATAGCGAATAAGCCTTGAAAGTCTTTTTGATACTTTTCTTTACTAAATTCTTTACTGTAATTCATTGTAAGAACGCCCTCAATTAGCGTTATATCATTCAAATCTTTGTAGATAAATAAATTATCATTATGAATAAAAGTATCGTTTAAATCGCTTGTATAGCTTTGACAGTTATTTACAATATCGTTAATTGTTTTTTGTCGTATTAAATCTGATTTAATAAAATCTAAGTCAATACCTATTAACGTTTTGATATTTTTATCCTCGCTGCTTAGATAATCTAAGTAGTTTGAATATTTAATTTCACTTGAAAAGTAAGGTATTGACTTTTGATTTATGTTTAACATTTAATCATTTTTTATAAATACACCATCAACCGTTTTGCCCTCACGGTCTTTAATTTCATCGTAAGCATGATTCAAACAATCTACCAAATCATAATTAAGTTGTTCGGCTAATATGATTAAAGTTACTAATACGTCACCAAAACTATCAACTACTTCGGGTTGATTATTTTTAAGAATTGCACTACTCAATTCACCGCTTTCCTCGATAAACTTCATAAATTGTTTTGGTGCATTATCTTTAGCTAATATATCTCGTTTGTTTGCCCAAAACTGTATTTGTGATGTTAAATCTTCAAACGTTAATTTATTCGTTATTTGCTTTTTCATCTTTTAATTTTTAAAATTCTCCTTTTGTGATTCTTAATTGGATTTTTAGATGTTTCAATACATCTATATTTTTTTTATTTTTCACACGTTCGATATGGTCATTTGTAGCATCAATTTGATGCTGTAATTTAGTAACTGTTTTGTGTTTTTCCCAACGCTTTGACGGTTTTCGATCGAATACTCTTTGACCTTGTATTTTGACAGGCAAATTAGTCATTTTCGATAACTCGTTAGCTAATTCTTTTTTAGAATTGAGTTTATTCATTTTTGATACATTGTCAAGATATAATAACTTTTCCTCACTTGTCAATTTATCAAAATCAAACATCCTTAAAAACTCTTTTACTACTTCTTTTAATTCATGCATAATCTACGTTTTTAGTTTATTGTAATTGACCTCCCACTCCATTGATTCTGTTTCCTTATCAATGATTGGTTTACTCGCTTTGAATGGTGCTTGTGGTCGTTTAAACGGTTTTAACGTATCTATTATAAAAGCAATGATAAACAATATCATAAACATTATTAGATAAGCTAAAACTAAAGCAAATAATATATTAATTCTATACATAATTAATATTTAATTTACCGTCATAAGATACATTTACTTTTGAACGATAAGGTAATGATTTTAAAATACTTACTTTTTTTGCATTTTTCAAAGTCACTTTATATCCATTTGATGCCAATACTTCTATGTCATCTTGAAGTGTATCAAATAGATTTTGTGTGTATCTTTTATTGATTCTCGGAACGTATGCCCTTACTCGTTTCTTTTGTGCGTCTAAATCAATTATCTCCACTTGTGGTGGTTGTGTCACAATAGGAACATCGCTTTTGTGTTTCTTTGTAGCTTCATATGTAGGTGTGTGTGTGGGTGTGTGTGTGTCGTCATAAGTCTTATATCCTATTTGTTTTTTTTGTTCCATAACAGGCAACAAATCGGGTATCATAACATCGTCTAAAACGCTATCACTTAAACTACTAAAACTATCCTTTGTATCGACATTTGACTCATGTACGACTTTTGATTTAAAGAACACAACCCACCAAAGACAAAAAGTTAAAAACAACTCGATAGCTATTTGCGAACCGCCTAAAATAAATATCATTTTTTTAGTTCCTACTTGTGTCGCTTTTACAAATCCGTCGCCTACTCCTGCTTCAATTTTAGCGTTAAGATATTGAGTTTGTATATTATCTACTTCACTTTGTAAACGGTTTAATTCGGGTGTATGTTCGTCAGATATTTTACCTCTCCACAATTTAGCACTTTTAAAATCAATTTTATCTGTTTTAGCTTGTTCTATAAGCGGTAAATATTCAGCATTAATAGAACTTAATACTTGCGTTTTTTGTGTTCCTGCTATCTCATTCGCTGCCAAATATCCACCGTAAAAAGATAACAAAATCGAGAATATTTGAAGTGTCGTGGCAAATATAAATTCAAGACTCCCAAAATCATCTGTTTTACGATAGTATTCTGTAAACCCTTGATTATAAAAATGATGCTTACCTAACTCAAAAAAGGCTAAAAATAAAATTGATAAAATTATTAATAAGTAGGGTAGTGAACCGTTATTTTTTAAACTATCTAATAACGATACATTCAATCCAATTGTATTTAAAGCTGTCGAGTAAACCGCAATACAACCAAACAAAACACTAATCGGACTGAATACATAAGTTGCAAATATATTGCTAAATAGTATTGTTTTAATGTGCTTATCATAAAACGACTTAACGCTTAATTCGTTTGTCGCTTCTTTGATGTACTTTTCTTTTTTACGATTATACAAATCGTTTTTTAAGTTTAATTTTGACATTATATTTTTAGTTTTGACATTACTAAAATAGGCTATCAAAATATCTATTTATATCTTGATAATCCTTTTCAATTTCGTTATCTATTACCTCAAAAGCATCTATCAAACAATCTTGATTAATTGATTCGATACGTTTAAAATTATAGATTGTAACTTGTGTTTTGACATTTAGATTTAACATTTTCAGTTTTTTTAGCTTGTTTACTATATTTTCATTATTTCCCTCGCTCGTTGTTGTCCGTATTGATTGACAAGTAACTTATATTCATTTGATTGAGTTTTGTCGTTTTGATTTAATAACTCATTCACTTTCGTATTTAGATAACTTACAGACTGATATCGTATATTTTCAGTTATGTATTTAGGTAAATTATTCAATAGCTTTTTAAACTCGTTTAAAGATGTTGTATTTCGACCTGTTACATCAATCCATTCTAAAATTTGTTTATTGATAGATTTTAAGCAGTTTACGTCACTTTTATTGAATCTTGTATAATGTGTAAATTGATTCTTTAAAACTTGTTTAAAACCGTCTAAATTATCATTACTTTGCGAATATAAATAAATATTTGGGTTTATACAAGATTTAAGATAGGATATAGAATATTTGGTATTATCAGTTGATTCTTTAAAGTGCTTAATCGACGTTTTAAAAGCTTCTAATACGTTTTTATCATTTACATTAGTATTTATATTATTGATAGTATTAAACACCCTAATATCCTGTCTAATTTTCTTTAAAATAAAGTTTAATGTTTTGTTTTCATAATCACTAAATGTAAGTAGGTTTAATTCAGATTGTAAGACCGATTTAGCTTGTCCGATTAATCCAATTTTTTGACCTTGTTTGATTAATTCGTTAAAATCTACATAATCCTCTAAATCATTTGAATTTTGAGTTTCCTCAATATTATTATTTTTATTCTTATTATTTCTATTCTTATTAATAGATGTTAAATTTTTTAATGTACAGTTATTAAATTTTTTAACATCTTGTTGTAAAAGATTTTCAATACTTGTATTAAAGTTTTTTGATAACTTGTAATAATTCTTTGCAGGAACGCCCTTACGATTCATCTCAATTAAATCGTTATCTATTAATATTTTTACCGCTTTTCTTACTTTGTGACTACTTAATAAAATTTGTTTTTCAAAATGATTATGAGTTATAAATACCTCATCTAATTTAAAGTGATTTAATTGATTAATAATTTCAGCTAAAATTAAAGCCGCTTCAATTGACTTTAAATATTGTGCTAAAGGTTTACTAAATGTTATCCATGCTCCACGGTCTAATAAATTTTTATACATATCTATAAAATAAAAAAAGGGTACACGCCACCACACGTTATACCCTTGTTAATTATGAATTAGTA